ATTAAATACAGCAGTGTTGCCAATCCGACAAGCTCTAGTCAAATGACGGAAACTCCGTCGGTTTATATTGGTACTTATGTTGATTACACTGAAACCGACAGTACAGATCCAACAAAATATACATGGGCGAGATTTCAGGGAATTCAGGGAGCTCAGGGGACACAAGGAATACCGGGAACTAATGGTGTAGATGGCAAGACTTCTTATCTCCATATAAAATATTCTAATGATGGCGGGAAGTCGTTTACTGCAAACAGTGGAGAGACAGCAGGTGATTATATTGGACAGTGTGTAGACTTTAATTCTAATGATCCTACAAATGTTGACAGTTATACATGGTCTAAAATCAAAGGTGAACAAGGACCTCAGGGAATTAAGGGGGTTGCTGGAGCGGATGGAGTAAGTTCTTATTTCTATATAAGATACTCTCAAAACGCTAATGGTAACCCGATGACTGACAGTGCTGAGAATGCTGTTTATATTGGTACATGCTCAACAACATCAAATACAGCTCCGAGCTCATATGTTTCATATAAATGGAGCAAGATCAAAGGAGATACTGGAAGCAAAGGAGAACAAGGAATTCAGGGACCGAAGGGAAGCGATGGACAAACTTCGTATCTACATATTAAGTACAGTGATGACGGAAAAACTTTTACCTCAAATAATGGAGAAACACCAGGTAAATATATTGGAACATATGTGGATTTTTCTGAAGCTGACAGTGCAGTTTTTAATAAATACTCATGGGTTAAAATAGAAGGACCACAGGGCGTACAGGGACCTAAAGGAGCAGATGGGAAGCAGTATTATACATGGCTTAAATATGCGGATACACCTACAAGTGGTATGAGTGACAGCCCAACTGGAAAAGCATATATTGGTTTAGCGTATAATAAGGCCACTGCAACAGAAAGCAGTAATTATTCAGATTATACATGGTCTTTAATCAAAGGTGAGAAAGGTGATACTGGTATTCAGGGACCAAAGGGTACAGATGGTAAAACAACCTATACATGGGTTAAGTATGCAACAAGTGCCAGTGGTGCTAATATGTCTGATGATCCATCGGGTAAAACATACATAGGTTTAGCTTACAACAAGACAACCCTTACGGAATCAACTTCAGCCAGTGATTATACATGGAGTTTGATTAAAGGTGATAAGGGTGACAAAGGTGACGATGGTACGGTTCATAGTGCTACTGCACCTAGTGATAAAACTAAGTTATGGTTTGATACAACTGATAATCTTCTAAAATACTGGAACGGTACTACATGGGAAGTGACTAATGATTTTGCTGGTGATATAAATGACATGAAGCAGAATATTACTACTGAATATACTTCTGCGATCAACCAGCTTAAAGAATCGCTGACTACACTGGTTGAAAAACTACAGACTACCACTACTGACAATTCAACTTTGATAGAGCAGTTATCATCACAGATTGTTCAAAATTCTAGTTCTATATCGCTGGTTACAAACAGTATTAAAAGTATTACCGACAATATAAGTGGTCTGGCTACGAAAGAAGAAATTTCACAGTGGGCACGTTTTGAAAATGGAGTATTGGAGTTGGGTGCAAGTAACAGTCCCTTTGCTGTTAAATTATCTAATACGGAATTAGGATTCTATCAGAATGGAAGCAGAATAGCATATCTGTCAAACCAACAGCTTAACATTGAATATGCCATTGTAATGACAAAATTAAATATCGGAACATTCAGCTGGAATTATGATGCTACTGATGGTCTGACATTAACCTAGGAGGTGTGTGAATGGCAACTTTTGGAACAAGTAATAAATATATAAACTACAGTGTTAACAGTCAGGAGCTGAGCTATGACATAAATTCAAACACCTCTGTTGTTAGAGTTTGGATAGACGTATGGCGAACAAACACTGGTTATACTACATATGGAACAGGAACAGTGTATGCTCGCATAAACGGCGGAGTATACAGTGCTGGTATAAGTACTGGACAGAAAATAACATCAACACCGATTCGCTTAGGTACATGGGATGTTACTGTCGGTCATAATGCTGACGGTTCAAAAGCTATAAGCATTACTGGGTGGATTTCCCACAGTCAGTTCAGTTCAGGCGAGGAGGGCTATACACATACATTAACTACTATCCCAAGGCAGGCTAACATTACAGAAAGTAGCAATTTCACAGATGTTCAAAATCCAACTATTAAATTCAGTAATCCGGGTAGCTTTAATATGAGCGTCTGGTTAGAGCCTAACCCAAACGGACCGCATCTTGCAGTTAGGGATAATATTCCCAACACGGGGAGTTATACATGGGAATTAACTGATGAAGAACGAAACCAGTTAAGAGAAGCGTGTAAAGGGAAAACTTGTACTATTCGTATAGGGTTATATTCTAACAATAAGCAGTGGGCAAGCTATCACGATAGAACATATACTATAACCAACGCTAATCCCAGCTTTACAAGTATTACTGCAACACCGGTAAATCCATTTGGTTCGTTGTATTTGCAAGGTAAATCAAGTATTAAATTAACAGTAAATGGTGCTAAGGGGATATATGGAAGTACTATAACCACTTACAGTATAAAAGGTGGGGATTACAGTTATAGTGGTGAATCGAACACCTATACTACCGATGTTTTAAGTAAATCAGGTGATATAACATTCACCGCAACAATTACAGACAGCAGAGGATTTACAGCAAGTAAAACGGTTAAAGTCACAATTACTGCCTATACACTGCCGACATTAACGTTTGAAACATACAGATGCGACAGTTCGGGAACTAAAGATATAATCAAGGGTACTTACATTTATGTTAAGCCTACATTTACTTATTGTGTTATAACAGGGAATGCAATAAAAACTAAAAGTATAAAAATCAACAATACAAGTAAATCAACTGCGTTTAACAGCGGACAAGGATATGTATTTAGTGGTTATGCGTTAAATACTACCCATGAGGTAGAAGTTTCCATTACTGATAATGTTGGAAATACAGTAACTGTAATTCACGATATAGATATTGGTAAAGTTATACTTAATATTCCCCCTCACAAAAACGGTGTCGGCTGGGGACGTTATTGCAATAAAGAAGGAGAATTTCAAATTGAGTATGACTTGAATGTATTTGGAAAAATATTAAAAAATAATGAAGAAGTTCCACTGTTTAAGAAAAACAGTAATTATATAGTACCTCCTAGTCCTATTGAAAAAAATAATATTTATTTTAAATACTCTGAAAATGAACAATGGACTGGTGAATATAACTACGATGGTAAGAAAATTTATATTAAAACAGCATCGTTTATAACAAGTTCATCTAATGTAGGTGCTTGGGCTTCTACTGGAATAATCTTAGCAAATATGTATAGGGTACTAGATATTAGAGGGTATTCTGATGATGGCGCTCAGTTTAATACTTATCCAAGATACGAAAGTAGTTCATATTTTCTAAATTTATGTTCTGGCGTACAAAAAGATATTTTATATATGTGCGCTGGTTATCCTAGTAAAAAAATAACTCTAAATATTCTTTATACTAAAACAACAGATTAGGAGCTGAGATTATGGTAATTAGAAAAAGAGTAATAGATAGAAGAACATATTTTAAGGGCTATTGGAGATAGATATTGATAAGAAAGTTGAGGAAAATTATGATTAAAACACATGAATTAGACGTTACGGCAAGTAAATTTAGTGAACTTTTGGAATCAAATTACAAAATTATAAAACAAAATGATTACGAGCAGAATGATTATATTTTATTTAGAGAAATCGAAACTGTCGAAGAAGAAGTTAGTTATACTTCGAAATCACAGTTAACGCAGATTAAACAGATTATTAATGATGAAGGTATCAAGGAAGGCTATGTATTAGCTGTACTTAATAAAATTTAAACTGAAGGTGAGGAAAATGAAAAAAATGAATGTTTTAAATAATATGAATTACATGGACACATACAATGCGATTACTGGAGCGGTAGTCGCTTTTTTAAGCTTTATTTTTGGAGAACACTGGATTTTATTTGCTTTGTTCTTATTATTTAATGTTATTGATTGGATTACTGGCTGTATGAAATCGAAATTGGCCAATAAAACCAATTCGCAAAAAGGATGGCTAGGTGTCTTAAAGAAATTAGGCTATTGGATTATGATTCTTGTGGCTTTTGCTGCATCTGTTTTATTTATAGAGATTGGCACTACACTAGGAATTGATCTTGGCATTACAACATTAATCGGATGGTTTGTATTAGGGTCATTAGCTGTTAATGAGATTAGATCAATCATAGAAAATCTTGTAGAAGCAGGTTATAACGTACCATCCATTTTAACAAGAGGTTTAGAAGTGGCGGATAAATTAATTAATAAAGAAAGTGGGGAACAGTAATATGAACGAAAAAGAATTCATTGAATTATGTAAGAAAGAGATTGTTGAGTATACGAATGAACATCTTGATAAAACGGATAAAAAGCAAATTACAGAAGTTGATGTGTTTGTGGTATGGAGTTGTAAAACATTGCAAAATAACAAAGCTTTATTGTCTACAACTGTTAGTGATGGAATGTACTATGAATTAACATATAACGGTGATAAGAATGAACTATATTTTGATGCCTATAAGAAGTGGGAAAACAAATGCATTAAATTGGAGGATAAATAAAATGACAACAGTAAAACAATTATTAGACTTAGCAAGAGCGTGGATTGGATGTAGAGAAAGCGATGGTTCTCATATGGAAATTGTTAATGTATATAATGCTTATACACCATTACCGCGCAATTATAAAGTTAAATCGAATGATAGCTGGTGTATGGTATTTATTTCAGCTTTGTTTATTAAGGTAGGGCTTGCAAATTTATGCCCGCTTGAATGTTCTTGCGGTAAAGCAATTGAAAAAGCTAAAGAAATGGGTATCTGGGAAGAAAACGGGGCTATTACTCCTAACGTAGGTGACTTAATTATGTATGACTGGGATAAAAAGGATGGATGGCCAGAACATGTCGGTATCGTAGAAAGCGTTAATGGTAATACATTTACAGTTATCGAAGGTAATAAAAATGATGCAGTAGGACGTAGAACTGTAACTGTGGGAAGTGCAAGCATTCGTGGATTCGTTAAGCCTATGTACGATGGTGCTACACCTAATGTTAGTGATACTCCACAAGCTGAAAATGACGTTGATACAACTGTAAACTATAAAGTTAAGGTAAATACACCAAGCGGTGTAAACTGTCGTAATGCTCCAAACGGTGCAAAGGTTAAGGCTTATGCCAATGGTACAGAATTAACTATCTCTAAAGAGAAAATTGGTTGGGGCTATACAGGTGAAGGCTGGGTGTCTTTGCAATATTGCACTAAAGTTCAAGGTAATTCTTCATCTAACACAAAATCAACTGGAACTTATGAAGTACGTGTAGACAGTGCTTTAATTGTTAGAAGTGGTCCAGGGACAAATTATTCAAGAAAATCACAGTTAACAATCGATGGTCAAAAACATTCAAATGACAACGGTGGGTTATTAAACGGTACTCGTGTTACTGTTTCGAAATGGAACGGTAATTGGGCTAAGATTCCATCAGGTTGGGTAAGTGGCGATTATCTAAAAAAGGTATAGTAATGAAACGTATAGAAGTATCTGTTTTAGCCGCTCTAGCGCTATTATCATTATTACTAGGAATTGCCCTAGTACAAGAAAAACAAACCACTAGAAACCTAAAAACCAATCTAGAATTAACAAAGCAGGAACTCTATGATGCTAGAGGCGATAGAGATTATTATCAAGGGCAGTATAAAAAATATTTTGAATTGTCCGAAGAACTTCAAAATCAGATGGGTGTTTATGCTTATTAATAAAGTTTATCTAAAACACGGTGCTGAAGATGTTCACGGTAGCAAATTAAATACCCGAATAGAATACACCCTTATACATAAGGGGCTATCTCATAGCATAATCACTTCTGGATATGGTAAAAAAATATATATCAATAAT